CATTTCTTGAGTTTAAATTTATTTCAATTGTTTTGAGATCGCTTATTAACTCTATAACTTCCTCTTTAGAGAAATCTTTTATAACGCCTTTCTTTACATAATTAAGTATTTTGTTTATATCCTCATTTAATAAATGTGGCTTACCGCTATACTTATTTTCTACGGCATCTACTATATCTTTATATTCAGTTTTACCTTTAGATTCTAGATCAGTAGTAGCTTCTTCGGCTTGTTGCTTAGCTTTCTTCTTATTAAAGCTAGTTAAATCAACAGCAGAGGCAGTAGGGGCAATTTCTGGTTGACCTTCACCTTCAAATGTTTCTTGCACAGATAACAAATCTTTTGGATCTTTAGATTTCTTACCCATATTAGTTAAATCAATTGGAGCTCCACCTTGAGCAACCTCGTCAGAATCTTCAGCAAGAGTTTCTGGTGTTGGTATATTAGCAGCTTCTTCTTGAATATTGTTTACTTCTTGAGCTGTTGTAGCATTATCTGAAGCTTCTTGAGCGTGTTCTTTTTGAGTTTCAGCTACTTTCTTATTAAGCTCGGTTGTATTTTCTGGATTAGAAAAATAATCAACAGCTTCCATGGCAGACTTATGTTCTGCTGATAGAAACTCTTTTTTTCTAAACGATGACGAGGCAGCTTGAAAATCAGTAGCTCTGTTATTAAATGTCTTATATTTATGCTCTGCAAAAGTAGAAAGATTCTTTTTATCCTCTTTAATCTCTTCGCGCAATTCTTTTATGCGAGAATCATATTCAGATATAACTTCGCTAGATGCATTATTAGACTTAAGATCTTTGCGTACTTTAAGTAAATTATTAAGCTCTAGTTTTTCTTTGATTATTAAATCCTTAGTAGATGATGGTACATTTAAATTAGATAATCCAGTTATATTATTTACATCAGAAGAATATTTTCCATTTTCTTTATTATACTGCTCTAATGTTTTATCAGCTATAAACTGCTCTTGAACTAACATATCAACAGCCATAGGAGAAAGTGTTTTATTATTTACCACACCTTCATATATATCTCCAATTTTTTGTAAATCTTGTTTAAGCGTTGGAAATTGCTCTTTAGAAGCCTTTAATTCTTCTTGGGTAAACCCAAACATCTGCTGGTCTTCTTCTGACATATTTTGAAAATTATCAGCAGTTTCCAAGAACCAACCTAAATTTCCATTTTGTGCTAATTTATTTCCAAATTGAGCCAATTGACGATTCTTAGCATTGAAAGAGGGCGTTCCCATAGCTTCACCTGTAGCGTCAAGATTGCCTAAACCTTGAATGCTTTGCCCCCAAGAGTCAATATCTCGCATACGCTTAGTGTCTGCGTTTTCTATATCTCGAACTCTTTCTTTAGCTAAATTAAGCCCTTTTCCTGCAGTCTGCATAAAACCTGCGCCTAATGCACCAAAGAAAGCTCCTGTCCAGAAATCACCATCGCCCATATAATCACCAACCGCTTCACCTAAACCTCGCTTAGATCGCAATCCTGCTTTATATTCAGCCATTTCTCTAGCTCTTTCCCCTGCAATATATTGATAACCTTCTTCCGCGGCTTCACCAACCATATCAGATCCAATAGAGGCTAATTTATTGGTAATAACTGGAGTTACATCTTTACCAAGTTTTTTAGCAGCTTTAACCGATAAATCAGAAGTAGCTTTGCCAAAAGGTTTAGTAAGAGTGGTATATTGTAATATATCTTGAGCTAACATAGCCCAATTAGCTTTATAATTATCTGCTGCCGCAGCACCTGCTAATTCGACAGCTTTATTATGAGAAACCCCTTGACTCATCAAGCTACTTAATGTGCTTTCGTAAGTTCCTGCAGATTCCATCATATTCTCCATCTGCCGAGAAACAACTGCCTGAGTTGTGCCTTTAGCTATTAACTTTCCAGTTTTACTGAATTGTGAGGCTAATTTAGAACCTTTCCCTAAATATGATAACCCTTTTGTCACCGCTCCAGCAGGAAGCATTAAACTTAATGTTGATGCTACAGATGGTGCGTTAGTCATCCACCATGACCATTTATCAGGTCGAAATTGTCCAGGTTCATAATTTTGATGAATAGGAGTAGCTTCTTTAGTCCACTCTTTAAGGGATTGTCCTACATTAGCAATAGTATTACCTGTGCCTAACTCCCCTTCTTTCATTAAATTAAGTGTATCGTCTATGTTAACAAGGTGTCCAATACCTTCTATAGTACCTCCTAAAACTTCTCCAACTACAGCCTGATTTACAGCAGCTCCAAATTGTTCAATTCCAGATTGGTTTTGAGCGTATATTTTTTCTAAGTTATTATTAATAGGATCGATAGATCCTTTCACTAACCTCCTAGCATGATCGTAATCAAATCCTGAAACCTTACCTCCAGTATAAGTATTTTCCGCTGAAGAAGCTTCATATAAACTATCTAAATCCATTTCTGGTGAAGCGGAGTTCTCTTGTGGCGCACTGCTTTCTACTTGATTATATAATGCGTCTAGATCTAAATTATTAGTCTCTCCCATAAATTTTATTTAAGTAATTGGATCTTATCATCTAAAGAGATGCCTCTAGATTTTAACGATTGAATTATTCTTAACGCCTCATATTTTGACGCAGCCTCTTTAGTTATATACTCTCTATAATTAGAATAATTATCTTTCATTTGATCATAATTACTATTAAACTTATTTTTAATAGTAAAATCGTCTTCAGCCATTCTAAATTGATTGAAAATATCGTTTTGCCCACCACCTCCATAATGAGATGTGAGATTTGCCGTAACGCTTGGATTTTTAGGACGAACAGTGTACTCTTCCCCATTCTTATCCTCAACTCTAAACACAACCCCAGTATTTGCAGTAGAACCTATGCCAACAACTTGTAGTGATCCTTTAGAGCGCAATCCGTGTTCCCTCTTATATTTATCTTGTTTTTTCTCTTTGCCGTCAACAAGAACATTAGCATCTTCAGGGCTAGTAAGAAATGTAAAATCATCAGCATTCATTCTATCAAATTGAACCTGTAGGTCACCATATAAATTCTTCATTCTAGGATCTAAATCAGAACTAGTTCCAGCTAAGTCAAAATCATAAAAATTTACACCCAAATCTGAGTTTTCGCTTTCTAAAGCGTTACCCAATGATAATTCATAATAATCTTTAAATCTTCCTAATTTTTTAGCGTTAGATATTTCCTCTAACTTCCCTTTAACCATTGCTTCTTTTTTAGCGGACGGAATTAATAAGGTATTACTGTCATAGTAGCCATCATATCTAATTTCCCAGTCTTCAGGAATTCCTTTCTCTGCTAATTCTTCTGGAGACATTTTTTCAACTTTACCTCTATTATAAGATTTTTCACCATCATCATACCAAACATTAGCGGTTGACATTAATGAATTCATATTATATTTTATATTAGTTACGTCAGTCGCTTCTACGGCTGAGTTTATATTGCTTAGCGTTTGTTTAGAGTCTATAGATCCATCTGGCTTTTTAGATATAATCTTTCTATCTATATTATTAACCTTCATTACTTCAGATAAACCTTCTTTTTCAATAGTCTCACTTTTAATAAAACTTTCATCAAAACTATTCTTCCAAGCTTGAGCCATAGGGTTTGATGAATCATTTATATTCATAGCTCTCTTGGTGCTTGTTAATTCTTTAGGAGCATCGTTTGACTTTACACCTAAAGATGATGTTACTGTCAATGGAGGCATACCGCCAGTGATTCCTCCAGGATCACCTGGAGAATAATTTGGGTCTTTAATATCAGAAATAGTGCTTCCTTGAACCATTTGCTGTGCCATATTTTGAGCAATTTGCATGGCTCTAGGATCTCCAGCATCAATAGCTGCTGCTAAATCTGGGTCCATATTATATAAACTCTGCAGCATTTGATTGGAGACATCTCCAACTTCATCTTGAGTAATACCTCTAGTGGTTTCTCTATGTAAAAGACCTGGAGTATCTCCTGAATATAATTCGCCTTGACGAGTCTGAGAAGCTTGTTTATTAAATTCAGTAGCTAATTTTCTCTCTAAATCCATTTGATTTAAAACTCTAGGATCAAGATTAACATCCTGAACTTCACCTTTTTCATTAACAAATTGCCTTGGAACGTTTTGAGTTTGAAAGGCATTTGCACCATATTTATCTAATAAAGCCTGTTGCCTTTTAATAGCTTGCGAATGCTGTGGAGCTAATTGATAAAATGGATTCTGTCTTTCTTTGGCTATAGCTCTTGCTATATCTCTAGATGCAGCTCCATAATCGCCTCCATATTGATCAACAATACCTTTAATTTTATCTTGAAAATTTCCTAACACAGCTTGTTTACCAGCCATGTTCTCAGGAGATACTTCAATTTGCGAAAATTGATCTTCAAACATTAATGGTGCTGCAAATCCAGCATCATATTCAGATTGCATCCTTTCTAGAGGAGCACTCATAGCCTGAAGATTTGTAGGTATATACTGAGAAGTATGTTGTATAGGTGTAGCCATATTATTATCTTGTTGTTTGTTTACCAGTTTTTTTATTAGTAAAAACTTTTACTGGCTTCTTTTTCTTTTGATACCATTTAGCGTCAGGATCTGTTCCAGTCATCCAATTATAATCATCCCCAAGAGAGCTTATATACATATCATCTCTTCTTGTTTGACCAATATCTTTCATAACTTGAGGAATAGTCCCCATAGCAGCTGCCAAATAAGCTTCTCTTTCAGCTTTATTTTTAATCTTCTGAGCGTTATTAATTATCTTTTCTTTAGCAGCTATTTCAGCATTTTTAGCATTCATTCCAGCTTGCATGTTAGCGTTTACTAAAGCTTCTTTTTCATGACTAGCTGAAAGGGTTTCCCCTAACTTACCTGAGATGGTAGCTTCTCCAGCCACTCTATTAGCCATTAATTCTCCTCTAGTACGAGCGCCTTGTTTAGCAGCATATTTAGTGCGTTGTTTAGCTCTAGTAGCTTCTCTGCTAGCGGCTTGCCTACCACGTTCTAAGCTAATATTTGGCGTTGATATTCTATCTAATTTAAGATCATCGCCACCTTTTTGTTGATTAGCTAAATACATATTGCCAGCTATTTCAGCAACTCCACCTATTAATGATGGCGCTATTGATGTTTTGTAAGGAGAATAAGATGCATTATTACTAGCATCGGTAGTGGCAACAGGAGTAGGGGCGGCTTGTTGTGTAAAAGAGTAAGGAGATTCTTTCCCAAAAGAGTATGGGCTTTCATTACTGCCAAATTCATATGGATCATTCCCTGACAATGTTGTTGGCAAAGAAGCATCTAATTTTGTAGCATCCATTGGGGTTTGAAATCTATTAAAAGTTTCTGTAGGAAGATAACTACCTCCTTTATCCCCAGCAAATACATTATCTCCACCAGTTTGTTCAGGAGTGACTGTATTTATACCTTGAGATTGCTTATAAGCTTCTTGTTCTTGTTGTAATTTTTGCAGAGAAGAATCTAACGCAGCTTTTTCAATTGGATCAAAATCAGCTCTTTTATACTTCTTAACTATACTTTTCGCTCTTTGAGCAAATGTTTTATTTTGTTTCTTAGCCATGTCTTAAAATCGGTTACTGAAAATGTAGTCTTTGTATTTGAATTCCCCTTCTTCAACTAAGCCTTTATTTCCTAAAGGTATTCCTCCATTTGGATTTTCTTCGTGAGTTCCTCCATTAGCAAAATATGTTATATCAGGATTATTAGAGGTTTCTTCTAAATACCCACCACCTGCAAATTGCATAGGTTCTGCAATAGATTCCTCTGCAAGTCTTGTACCTACAGCAGTATTACGCTGTATTTCAGCATTCTGTTTAGCAATAGCCTCCATACGTTCTTTTTCTCGTCTACGAGAAATAGATCTTTGCGCTCCAGGACCACCTAAGAATGCACCAACTTTTTCCCAACCAGTGGCATTTGGATCTCCCATAGCATCTAATCCAGATTTAAGAGGATTAAGGAAGCTTCCTACAGTTCTCATTCTCTCAGCCTTGCCGCTATCTTTGTATGCACCTGTTTCTGGATCAATAGCTTCTGTTTTAGCTCTAATAGGCTTACCTATAGCATCACCTATAGCAGATATTCCTCCAATAGCAGCCCCGATAGGTCCTGCTTTAGATACCCCTGCCATAACTTGATTATAACTATCTTCTCCATAAGTTTCTATGCCAGCATTGCTTGCGTTATTAACACCGCTAAGATGTACACCTGCTGCAGAAGAACCTATAGATTTGTAGTTATTATTAAAACCAGTCTTAGCATTTTCTAGAGCATTTCCAAAACCTCTATTGCTGCTACCGCTATTTATACCACCAAGAGCATCTTCAGGAGATTCCACAACAGGGCCTCCTGCAACATACATAGGTATATAACTAGCTTTCTTTAAGGGCTTTTTATTTAATTTGGATTTTTTCATTGTAATGTGTAAATATAAGTAAAATTTATTTAAAAAGCAAATATTATATTATTTTCTATATGTTATTCTTAGTTGGTCTAACATAAGTTGTTACATCATGTAATACAAACTTATCTCCAGTGCTACCAGAATGAGTATATTTTAAGGTGACTAATAAATAACTATCTACAAATCTATTATCATTATCAGTTAAAGGCACTTGCACTCTCCATGCTCTAGCAAGCCTGTTAAGTTCTGAAGGGGTTGAAAGTCCATCGCCGATACTTTGTTCTAAATAACTATTTTTAAATTGCAAATACTGTATAGTCTCATCAACATTATCGGTATCATGAGGAAGAGATTCAGCAAAAGTATCAAATACATTGGAACGTATATCTAGATTATCAAATGTAAATATATTATTTCCACTAGGATGTATTAATAAAGTTACTGAGCAACTTTCTACAAATGGAGTAGTGGTATCTCCATCCATTTTAGAAGCAACTATCTGTTCTAAATCATCATCATAAGATACTATATATAACTCATCCTTTACAACGCTATAGCGATCTGCTTTAAAGTCTATATTAGGACTTACACTCCTATCTTGATCAGCAAATATACTATACATACTTGTAAATTGCTGAAGCAATTCGGAATACACTATAGTATCGTTATCAAACGAGAACAATACCTCCTTATGTCTAGGATCAAATCCTAGAGCTATATAGTCACTTCCTGAAGCAAGTAAATTACTTTGTAGCTTATGTGACACGCCTTTGATCTTACTCAAATTACCATTTAAATCTGAATCAGAAATTACCCTAATAGACTTATCGAGCTCATCTACAAAGTATAAATTATTAGGTGTGGCTAAAACAGCCTCATCTCTTAAACATCCAAAATGAGTAGAGACATAATCATATCTTTCTAAAACAGCTCCTGTACCTAAAGTTAACGGTATACCTGAGTTAGCAGAAATTTGCTCTCTATCTTCAACCGCCAATATACCAAACCCATTGTCTTGAAAATAAAATAATTTATTATTATAATTTTTTAATACGTTAATAGGTCCATACGAACTATCTATCTCTAGGAAAGTATTGAAATCGTACTTAGTCCAATTATCTATATACTCACCATTAAACTTCTTATTAGAAGCTAATACCATAGTATCTAAGGTGAAATCTGTTTGAAAATTATCAGGTCGTATAGTATTAGTAGTTATATCATTATTTCTAGAATAAGCATCATTATACAGATTCAAATCTGTTAACTGATCTGGATATAAAGTAGGATAAATTTCCACACCTCTCGACTTAAGAACTTGCAATTTATAATTCTCATTAGATGCAGCTGCTGCTTCGGAGTCTCCTGTAAAATATTTTATTATTTCATCTCTTCTATAATCTAAATTATAAGAGCTCTCTACTGGAAATGTTATATATTCTTGTATAGTATATCCATTATTAGGAGCTTCTCTATCTACAGTACTCCTCATATAATCAAAATTAGAGACGTATGTATCTCCGCCAAATACCTTTAAAGAAATCTCTTTATTAGTAAATTCTGAAATAGGAATAAATTCTACAAAATCACCATCGACATCACATATTGTTGATGTGTAGCTTGTCAATTGTCTGGCAGGATAAGTGTGCCCACCGTATTGACTTTCAAACCTAACCTTAATATAATCCGCTAAAAGCGTATCTGTCGCATTAGGCTCGGCAGTATGCGTGAATTTTATCCTATTACTAGGATCATTGTCGCTAACATCTAAACTTAACACCCCATGTAAATCTCTA